CTCCCCCTCCTCCTCCTGCTGAAGCAGGTGCAGGGGCAGAGGCAGAGGCACGATAGTTTGAACGAGACCAGGACATTTTAATTCGTAAAGGCGTGAGAATGCTTGTGTACAGTCAAGTTAAGGCGCACAAAAAAATCAAATTTTTTGCTTCGCAGTTATGTTAAAGCGCACAGACTCCCTTTTCAACTGTATATGTAAAGATAGCACCATCTTCAGAGCGATATGTGGTACCATCATCTCCTTTTTCAAGTTTCACATACTCATACTCGTCCACTTCCAAAGGTTCACTATCCTCCTCAAATACCGCCGGTTCAAAGACATGTAGAAGAGAGCGCAGGATTTCAACTTTCTGCTGTGTCCGATGAAAGTCATCTCCAATAGCGACAGCTGGCGCATCCGCCCGATCAGCAATTCGCGCGGTTGGACTGCGTCGACGACTCGGTGTTGTCTTTGGAGCCGGTGCCTTGCGCTTCTTTTTGAGAACCTCCGTTGGCAAAGTGGGCGCGGCGACTGCCGGCACAGAGCCATGTGTAGGCGATGACGGAGGTGGTGGCGGTTGTGCTTGTGATTTTTTAGGTGGCATATTTACTCTAATTACTTTCGCAGGTTTAGCCTCTTGCGGTCGCAAGCGCACAAATACTATGCGGGGTTTCGGAGGTGGTCCCTGTAGCAAAGCTAGCTGCTCTGCTGTCGCCGTCGCACCGGCGGCTAAACGCTCCTTAAACCAATCTGACTCGTAGATGTGTGCGGTTGGTGGCGCGGGTTCACCAAAGAAGCCATGAACTGGCTCTCCCCATATTCCAGCGCAGGCGGCACAGATCTTCTCATCGAGGCTCGCCCGGCCACACGGTCGACAGAGAAACACTTGCGATCCATCGGATAGATAAACTTCGGGTTTCCGAATTAAAACACGGGCTTGACATGTCATTTTGCTACTGGTGGCTACTTAGCAAGCCATGGCGGCAAATTTCATAAAAGCAGAGGCCTAATGGTTTAAGCAGAAGGTATACGGTAAGTTAGTAGAGGATGTCAGGTGTTGGTAATAGAACAACTACAATGAATTTTGGCGACAGAGCCTTTGCCAATGCCGGCGCTATAGGTTTTGAACGGCCACGGGGAGATATTACAACAGTACTTGATCTGACAGATAGAGATGATCAAGATGATACACTCTTCCCTTTAGATGCTCAGAAGACCCGTTGGACTCGGAATGGGTTGACGCGTTATGTACCTTTTACGCAAACGGATCTGGAATACAATCACACGGGTCCTGCGGAGTTTGGGCAGAGGTTTACATTTGAGCTAGGGAAAGGTATGGGTGATTTTGTAAATGGTCTGAGCCTACAGCTTCGTCTTGGGCACTGGTTTCCTGAAAATATTCTTCAAGGACTGGCAGCATATCAAACAACTTACAATAGCCTTGAAGATGGTTGGTATTACGCAAATTCATTGGGAACAGTTCTTATTCAAAGAGCCGAGCTTGAGATTGACGGACAAGTAGTGGAAGTGGTTGATGGTGATTTTTTGAATATTTGGTCTCTTTTGAATTATTCGTCAAACGCAAATGTTGGTTTGTCGGCAGATGCTCTAGGCCGCGTACCTGTGAGTACGCTGCGTCGGTGGGGTACACGGCGGTCGTACTTGCCATTCCCTACAGAAAATCGAACAATCATATGCCCTCTACTTTTCCATTTTTGTCGTTTGCCTTCTGACGAGGCTTTTCCTTTAGTGGCCGCCCGCGATGGTACTGTGCGTGTGAATATTACGTTGCGCCCATTTTCAGAAGTGGTTCGGATAGCTTCGGGGGTGCGCCCTGGTGGATGTACTGATACGCCTCTTCAAAAGAGTTTTGTGATGAATGTAGATAATACAGGTGGAAATACACCCATTACTCCAGTTATTGTAAATACAGGTATTGCCGAGCCAAAGTTTGAAGATGTGAGACTAGTAGTGAGCTCGGTGTTTATTGATGGGCCTTTGCGCGATTTATATATGAAGAAGCCTTTTGAGTATTTATACAGACAAGTACAGACATTTGTATTTGACGAACCATTGAAGTACGTGACCGCAAAGTCGACTGGGTTAACAGATTCTGTTGAGATCCAGTTGCCGTTGGAGCTCAATCATCCTGTAGAGGAGTTGATCTGGGTTGTGCGGCGCAAAGGTGTTGTACTGAACAATGAATGGACGAACTATACCACTCTGCTTGAGAGTCAGCGGGCTGCGATTGATGGCAGCTTGTTTTCTGATACAACAGATCCCACAATTACACCGCCGGCATTTGTGCTGCGAGGGAAAATTCAGATCAACGGGCTTGACTTGATAGAAGCAGATGGAGATTTTTTTAGGAGAGAGGCGGGACGGACACATAGAGGTGGTTTGACTCCTTATTTAGCCGGCATCTATGGATATTCGTTTGCTCGGGCGCCGGCGAAGCATCAACCGAGTGGCTGGATGAACGCCTCTCGCACATGGACAACACGTATTACTCTACAAGTCGTTTCTCCTCCGGCTTGTGTGGTACCTGGTGGTTTTGATCAGACTATTAGCAATACATGGGAAGTGCGTGTATACGCAGTTGCGATGAACTGGATGCGATTTGAGAATGGTATTGCGAACCGTATCTTTACGGATTAAAGCTTTGATTGTGGTACAAGTAGAGGATGTCGGTTGCTGGTTTATTAAAGCAGGTGACTGCGGGTATGCAAGATGAGCGGCTGGAGCCGCCGCGAGGGCAGCCGCGATTGGCCGATGTGCGCGCGGTCTTTCGCCCTGCGGGTCGGTTTACCACAAAGTTGCACAGATTGGATTTTGAGCGACCACCGCAGTTTGGGCAGAGAGCAACAGTGGAAATTCCACGGAAAGGACATTTAGTGACGCGGCTCTGGTTAGTAGTCACCTTGCCTGATATTCGTACTCCACAGATTGAAGCTCGTGCTGCTGCTGGTAGTAATTTTGCGGGACCAACATTTAATTGGACAAACTCTATTGGTCATGTTATTATTGAAGATCTAACATTGGATATCGGCGGTGCTCGTGTGGAGCAAATGGATGGACGCTTGTTAGAAGTCTTAGATGAGTTTAATACACCTCTTGAGAAGCTCACCGTGAAAAATAAACTTATTGGTCGCAATATGACTAATTATTCCGAGGAGGATATTATATCTGATTTGGATGCTGCTGGTGGCAAACGAGTAGTGGTTGAGTTGCCATTTTGGTTTGCGCGTGGAGACTGCCCTTCTGCGCTGCCTGTAGATGCTATCAATGCTGATATGATTCGCGTTGGTGTTGGGTTTCGAGGGATTGAAGGTGCTTACTACACAGATTCCCGACTAGTAGGGAGTTCGGAGACGGATCCATGTTTGGTTGGGGGCGGTACACTATGGCAGATGACAGGAAGTGTATTTTATCAGACGGGTGCGGGTGGTTCTGTTGTCCCTGGACTGTGGAATAATGGCTCTGCTGTTGAGCAGGCGGTATCAGAAGTTCCTGGTGGTCTTCAAATGCCTTCTTTTGGAGGCTTGCCGATGGGAGACACGTATATGTTGGCAGAGTACGTGTATTTGGATAAGCCAGAGGCCAATCGGTTTCGGTTAGCCGATCTTCAGATACCTATTGTTCAGCACTACGCGCTGCCTGTTGTGGCTACGCAAGGCGCTCCGCGTGTAGCTATTCCTCTTACTATCCCAAATCCGGTACGCGCACTCTTTTTCATGGGTCAGCGTGTTGAGGCTCCTGCTCTCAATGCGTGGTTCTTGGCAACACGAGACTTACAAGATATGAAAACAAAAGACACACAATTGGCAGAGATTTTATATAATAATGCGCCATGGTGGCCAGATGCTGCACCTCTTCCACAAACCAGTTTTTCGTTCCCCGTAAGTGGTTTTCGTTATCGTGAATCAGAACCTTTTCGGGCGGCTGCAATTGTGTATGAAGGTGGACTCGTAAGGGCTAGGACGACGGCGATGCAAATGTGGCGGTCTATAGGGCCATCACTTGATTGCGTGAAGAGTCCTTATGTGAATCGGTATATGTATATGGTGCCTTTTTCTATTCTTGATGAGGGTAAGCAGCCATCTTCCGCACCAATTGGCGAGGCGAATTATGATCGCATTCTGAAGCGCTGGCTTCATTTGGATCTGGCGCCTTTTGCGGGAACCGTTGATCCAAATCAGGTGCCGAACTTGAATGTGTATGTATGGGCAGAAACATTCAATATCTTACGTGTATATGGTGGGAGAGCTGGGACGATGTTCAGCTTCTAAAGTGTCTTTGGTTTCTTCAAGCTACGTTTCTTAAAAAAGTTGCCCAAAGACCTCTGCTTGAGAGATTTTTTGGTATTTCTGGCAGGAATGACTTGTAGGAGGGGTTGTTTCCTAGGGGTAAGCCACATTAGCTCTACTTGACTAATCTTATAGTAAGCATAACATGTATGAAATGCTGTTGCGAGGAAATGAAAATACTTCTCAACATCATCTTCACAGAAAAGAAGGCCTGCAATTGTCAATCCATCTTCTTGAAGTTGTTCATCGGTCAGCACTAAGAAACCTGTTTTGTTGAAGAAGTAGTACTTATCTTCATGGATTACAATAAGAATCGGCTTGAAGGAGGCGAAGATTTTGATGATGGAAGATGCGCCATAATGTGATTTGATAAATTCAGAAAGCTCTTCGCGGATATCTGCTGCTCCCTTTGTTATGTCGACAGAGATTACATCAAAGAATGATTTCTTATCATCTTCGCGTGTTGATAGATCTGTAGTATCTAAGAAGTTAGCAAAGTGG